AAGTATAGTGAAAAACCCCGCACGGACAAACCGCAGGTTTCCTGGTATTATGGCGAGACAGGAACTGGAAAAACTCGCCAAGCTTTAGAAGATTATCCAAATGCTTATATTAAGGACAATGACAACAAATGGTGGGAAGGCTATGATGCCCACGAAACGATCGTTATCGACGACCTCAGACACGATACATTTCCCTTTAACCAATTATTAAGGATACTTGACAGATACCCAAACAGATTAGAATGTAAAGGCGGAAGCCGTCAAAACCTAGCCAAGAATATAATTATAACCTCCCCTTATGACCCTGATCAAATGTTTTCAGAGAGATTGCATGAAAATATAGATCAACTAATTCGGAGAATTGACAAAATTAAAATGTTCACATAGTATATAATGGCAGGATACAAAAAGTATGCTAAAAAGGCATACAGCAACATTAAGAAACGCGCAGTTAAGCGATATGGCACTAAATCTGGTGGAGTGAAACTTCAGCAGGTAGTCCGTGATGTCGCTAAGATTCAACGCTCACTCAATGTAGAGCATAAGCACCTAGACTATAGATTCGGTTCGGCAACGAACGACGGACAGCGTCCGACCAAGTCAACCCCTATTATTATACCGCTCCCTACTCCTGTTAAAGGCACGGGATATAATAATCGCATCGGTAATCAAATTAGAGTAGTTCATATGACAAGTAAACTTGAGTTTACCTTCCAAAATAACACAGACCTTATCCAGAGAACAACCGCAAAGGCACAAATCCTATTCGCTAAGTCAGCAGATGATATTCCTGATATCACTAAGTTATACGAGTTAGACCCTAACGGACATTATACCCCGTTGTCGATGGCCAATACTCAAGAATGGAATAAATACAAATGGGTGAAACCTTTAGGAATGATGGTTAAGAATACTCAATATACAAATAGATATCCCGAAAGTAATTCAGCTGGAACTGCCCGTATTAACGGAGCATCGTCTACCCAAACATTTCAAGTAGATGAAGTTGCAAATCAACCATTAAACATAGTAGCTAAGTATAAATCCGCAAGTACCAAGTGTAGCACTCGCATCAGCTTTAAGAACAACAGCGAAGATGTAGAACAAATGAAACCATATCTGCTACTCCGTTCAGATGTAATAGAATCCACCTCAGGTTCTGATTATGACCCAGTCGTAATATCAGGTACAATTAGAATGACCTATGTAGATAACTAAAAAAGTCCCTATTATCATAAAAAATTAAAAATATAGTTTATTATGATTTTCAAGCCAAAGTGCGATATTCTGCTTTAAAAAACAGCTACCCGAGAATTGGAGTTTCACAATTCGGTATGAGTTGGGTGATTCCTAAAATGGAGCGAAGCCGACATTTTCGGAATTAAGGCAAATTGTGGGGGTGCGATTCTTCTGCTTTTTTAAAGGAGCAAGAATACGCACGATTTAGTAAATAAAATCAAAAAAGTCGGGGTTTAGTATTACCCCCGACCCCTGTTCCGTTCCACTGTTCCAAAATAAAATATAGGCCTATATTATAACAATGTCTGGAAAAGCCCGTAGCTATGTGTTTACACTCAACAATTACTCCGAAGAGGAGTTCATGCTTATCAAGCAATTAAAGTCTAAGTATATAGTTATAGGAGATGAAGTTGGAGAGAATGGAACACCCCACTTACAAGGTTATGTTAACTTTAGTAATCCTACTAGTTTTAACACAATTAAAAAGGCTATACCTCGTGGCCATATTGAAATCGCAAAAGGCAACCCAAGACAAAATTATGAATACTGCTCAAAGCAAACAATTAAATACGAAGACGGAACTCGTCCCGAACCCACAAAGAGAACAGATCTTGACTCTATTAAGGAATATATTGACCAAACAGAAAACCCAAATATGGCTGATATTATTGAAAATCACGCAACAAGTCTTCAAAGCATTCGTCTAGCAGAAACAATGTTAAAGTATAGTGAAAAACCCCGCACGGACAAACCGCAGGTTTCCTGGTATTATGGCGAGACAGGAACTGGAAAAACTCGCCAAGCTTTAGAAGATTATCCAAATGCTTATATTAAGGACAATG